CCCACCAGCACATCCGAGCGGATGATCGAGCCGCGCGCCCGCCGGCGCTTGGCCTTCGTCGCCCGCTTCATGTCGCCGTCGTCTTCCGGCATCGCCTTCTTGGCGTCGTTGCGGATTTCCCCCGCCATGCCATGCACAGTGGCGCGCATGATGTTCTGCGCCTGCCGGGGGGCCACCTGCGACAGCAGCCGGTCCACGTCCTTCAGCCCGCGTAGCTCAATCGTCGTCCGCATCCGGTATCCCCCGCTCGGCCTCGATCTCGATATGCAGCGGGCGCGGCCCCTCGCGCAGAACGCGGCGAATATTGAAGTGGTCGCCCCGCCAGACGATCCGGTCGTCCTCGTTCACATCGGTGCGGGTGCGGATGGTGAAGCTGTACATCAGCGTTGCCGCGACACCGCCCTCCTGGTCGCTCTCGCGGCCCGTCAGCGGCTCCACCCGCGCCCATACCGTGGGCACCGTGGCGAAGTCGGACCACCCGTAGGTGAAGCCCCCAGCGCCGTCTGCGGTGCCCGCGCGGCTTTGCAGGGTGATCCGCTGGTCCATCTTGCCGAGGCGCATCAGACACCGACCCGCCGATACTTGGCCGTCAAGGCGCTGAAGGCGAGCGGCAGTTCCGCCTGCGTATCCCCCACCGTCACCCGGTTTTGCTCCCAATGCGCCGCCAGCAGGTAGATCGCATGGCGCAAGTCGTCGGGTACGTCCGCCGCGGTAGCCCCGTAGCCGGCGGTCAGATCCACCGTGACCGGGTGCACGCGGTCGCTGTCGAGCGAGGGGCTGGTGAACGCGTCAAGGAAGCGAATGGCGCTGCCGTCCGTTTCCTCGGTTATCTCGTAGAGCGACGACGCCACCGTCTGCTGGCTCCCGTCGCTGTCGTAGTATTGCACCGTCACCGCCGACACGTCCGGGAAGGGCAGGCACAGCACCCGCCGCCACTTCGCGTAGGAAGCCCGCCAAGTCTGGTTGATGAGGCAGCGCGATAGGACGCCGCTGTAGCCGTCGAGGTGCGCCACAGCGGCATCCAGGTAGATCTGGAGCGTATCGTCCTGGTCGGAACTATCCTCGCGGATGTGGGCCTTGAACTCGGCCAGCGTCACCGGCGCGACAGCCGGCGGCGTAATCAGGACGGGACGCGCCATTGGCTTACGCCTGATCGTCTTGCGGGTTGTCGGTGCCCGCAGCCATCACCACCGCAGCAACCGGGGTGCCGGTGCCGTGGGTGCCCGAGAAGTCCGCCAGCAGCTTCAGGTAGCGTTTGCCGCCCTTGTAGCCGAAGCGGTACACGGCCGCCGAGGCATGGGCCGAGGTCAGCGACTTGATGATGCCATCGGTAACGCTGGTCAGGCCATTGATGTCGTCGGCGGTCACGTCCGAATAGGTCGAGTCGTCGTCCGAGTGGGTCAGCTTGAACTCGATCTTGTTGGTGCCGCTGAAGGTGATCCCGCCCGCGCCGATAGCCAGGACGAGTTCAGCCCCGTCATAGCCTTGCAGGTCGATGGCGGCGGGGGTGTTGTCGGCGCTCAGGGTCGCCGCCCCGATGGCCGAAAGGGCAGTCATGCCCGAGTGAAGGTCACGCATTTTCGTTTCTCCGAAAAGAGGGGGAAGCGGGTCCGAGCCATGCCCGGACCCGTCAAGATCAGGTCGAGATCTTCAGGAGCTTGATCGCCTCGAAGTTCTGCACCCCGCCGCCGACGCGCTTCGTGGTGTAGAAGTGCACGTAGGGCTTGTTGGTGTAGGGGTCGCGCAGAACGCGGGTGCCGAAGCGGTCCACGATCAGATAGCCGCGCTGGAAGTTGCCGAAGGCGACGGGGAAGTTGTTCGCCGCCACCGCATCCATGTTGTCGTCGGTAGCCACCGGCTTGCTCAGGACGGTCGGAACATCAGCAGTGCCCGAGGGCGGCGCCCAGATGAAATTGCCCTCCGGGTCCTTGAACTTGCGGACGGTGCCCATCGTGGCGTCCGACATCAGCCAGGTCGCGCCGTTGCGATACTGCTGCTTCAGCGCATAGTAGGTGTCGATCATCGCGTCAGCCGGGCTGGCCGAGGTGGTCGGCGCAAGGAAGCCGTCAGCCTTGCCCGACACGATGAAGCCCAGCTTGCCCCAGGCGTAGGAGGCGTTGGCGACCGTATCGTAGCCGAGGATGCCGCGCGGGCGATCCACGCCGTTGCCGCTGATGAAGGCCGTGCCCTCCTGTTCCGCGAACTCGGTCGAAACCTCGTTGGCGAGCCAGTTGGCGATGTCGAGGCGAGCGTCATCAAGCGCGCGTTGGGTCGTCGCCGGGTTGGCGTAGAGTTCCATCGCGTTGAAGACCAGCTCGCGAAGGGTCGGCGTGTCCGTTTCCGGCCGCGCTTCTTCTTCGCCGACCCAGCCAGAGCCAGCCCCGCCCATGTTCACCAGCTTCTTGTAGGTGTCGGTGCCGATGGACATGACAGTCGCCAGATCGCGCATCACCGAGACGGTGCCCACCACCCGGTCGATGGTCGAAGCCATTTCCTCGGGGACCAGATAGCCGCCGTCCGGGTCGGATTGCGTGGTCAGAGAGGCTTTCACCTCCAGGTCGTGAAGGTCGGCGTCGATAGCGCGCTCGCCCTTGCGGAACCACTTGGCGAAGGTCTCCGAATGCTCACGCTTCGCCGGATCGGCGGCGTTGCCGGTGGCGCCGCCGGCCTTCAGCGCGGCCATGGTGGCGTTTACGTCGTCCAGCGCCTTCGTCAGATCGGTGATCTCGGCGTTGATCCGGTCCACCTTCTCGGACTGGACCACATCGCCCATGCCCTTTTTCAGGTCGCCGAGTTCCTGGTCGTACTCCGCCTTGAAGTCCTCGAAAGTCTTTTTCAGTTCGGCGAGGATCGCCTTGGGATCGCTCATGTCCGCGCGGACGGCAACGATCCCGCGCGCCTTGGGCGCGAGGAAGTGCTTGGTCATGGATACCTCCTTATGACCGAATGGTTTCGATGAGCTGCGCGGCGGCAGTCATCCAATCGTCGCCCGCTACGGCAGGGCTTTGCGGGTCAGCTACGGCGTGACCCGCCTTCAGTTCCCCGATCAGGCTACGGCGCTGTTCGCGGGAAAGTCCGGCCTTGGCGAAAAGCGCCTCGGCCCGTTTCGTGGCGGCGGCTACGGGCCGCGCCTCGGTCGTCTCGGTTGCGGTGGCGTCGGCCGGCAGAAACGCATCGGCCAGCCCCTCGCTCACGGCGCGCTCGCCGTTGAACCATGTCTCTTCGTCCATCCAGCGCGCGGCGACCTTCTGCTCCACCCCGGCGCGGTCGGCGTAGACGGCCGCCATCGCTTCATCGAAGGGTTCAAGGGTCTCGGCCGCAAGCCGCATGTCATGCCGGTTGCCAATGGCGACCACCCAGGCGTTGTGAACCATGAGGAAGCCGGCCTTGCCGATCAGCAGCTCGTCGCCAGCCATGGCGATCACCGAGGCGGCCGAGGCAGCCAGCCCCAGAACCCGAACCGTCACCCGCCGGGGGTGCGCCCGCAGCATGTTGTAGATCGCCACGCCCTCGAAGAAGTCGCCGCCGGGGCTGTTGAGGTCCACCACAACGTCACGGTCTCCGATGGACCGCAGCGCCGCCGCGACCCGCTTGGAGGTGACGCCCCCGCCAGTCCACGCATCCTCGCCGATCACGTCGAGAATCGAGATCGTGCCTTCATCTTCGATAGCGGCTTTCACGCCGCTGTCCCAGCGGTCGAGGGCTTCGGCGTCAGCCTCGAAGGCGAAAGCCTCCGGCAGCCTAACCGGCTTCATTTCGGGGATCGCGCGAAGCGTCATCCTCATCACCTCCGTTGTCGCCTGCCGTGTTGGGTGGCGAGTAGTATTGTCCGCCGTCGCCGTCCGGGCGGGGGTTCATGTCCTCCAGCGCCCGCACCTCGTCGGGGGAAATCACGCCCCACTGGAGACCGCGCGTGTAGGCGTCCCAACGGGCTTTGATGTCGCCACGCACCAGCGCAGCCCGGTTGAACCGCGCGTAAACGTCCCGCTGCGTTTCCGGGATCAGGTCGCGGTTGATCGTCTCTTCCCAGGTCGTCAGGTGGTCCTCTAGCGTGTAGGTCGCGAAGCCGATGGATTGCTGTTCAATCCCGGACCCCCACGAGGTGCTTTTCTCGGTGTCGCCGATCATGTGCGGCGGGACGCCGAAGAACATGGTGATGTCCGAACGCGACATCTTCCGGCTCTCGATCCACTGCGCGTCCTCTGCCGTCATCGCGAGCGGCGAGGCTTCCATGCCCTCTTCCAGGATCAGCGCCTTGCCTTCGCTTTCGCCGCCGGCGCGGTAGGCGTCGAGGCTGGAGCGAAGGAACTCCTGCCCCTCCTTGCCCAGCTTGCCGGGGTGCTTCAGCACCATGCTGGGCCGGGCCGAGTTCTTGAAGGTCGTGGCCCCGTGCGTCTCCTGCACCATGCTCAGGCCGATGGTTTCGCGGGCGTAGGTGATCGGGGACACGCCCGTAACGCCATCCAGCGTCAGCCCGACAAGATGAAAAACCTCGTCCTGCGCGAGATCCACCGCGCCGCCGTCGCGCCGGGTGTACCGATAGAAGATGTCGCCGCTGTCGCCCTGGCTTACCTGCATTCGGTCGGCGTCCAGCGGGACCAGCCCCACCACGCGCCCGCGCGTCTTGGCGATGATGGCGTAGGCGTTACCCTTCAGCAGAACGCTTGCCTGCATCTGCCGGCGGAACTGCGACGGCGTCTGCCAGCTATTCGGTCGGCGGCGCAGAACGCGCCATAGCTCCAAGTCCTCCGCGTCAACGCGGGTATCGTTCGCCACCCGGCGCTTTACATCCAGCGGCAGGTTCGCCACCGCGCCCGAGATGATCCGAACGCAGGCGTAGACCGCCGCCACCCGCATTGCACTCTCAGAGGTGACGGAAGCGCCGGAAGCGGTGCCCGCGTAGCCCACCCGGATCGCGTCTGCCAGCTCCTTAGTCGTCACCACCCTGCCGGGATCAGCCGACTGCGTAGCCGCTTGGGGGCCGCCCCGCAGCCAGTTCATCAATCCCATGCCAGACCCTTCAGATTATCAGCGCACCGCGCGTCTCGTAGACCGAGGGCTGTTCAACCTCTTCCGCCGGAACCACGCCCGCCGCCATCGCCAGCGCCACCATCCCGTCAATTCGGCCGTGGCTCTTTGACTTCGACAACTTCCGGTTGCCCGCCGGATCTTGCTGCACCGTCGCGTTCCGCGCGCAGGTTTCCAGAACCGGGTGCATCCCGTGCCGGATATGCTTGTTCAGCACCGCGCCCTCCAGATCGCGCAGGGCCGGCGACATGCTCTGGTAGCCCTGCCCGAACGGCTCGAATATCGCGTCGATCCGGTCCTCGGGCAGCCCCGCCTTGACCAGCCACGGCCGAAGGTGCCGGAAGTTCCAGCGGTCAAAGGCGATCTTCCGCACGTCATGCACGGCGATGAAATCCGCCAGGAACCCGGCGACGAACTCGTAATTCACGGTCGGGCCGGGGCAGGTCCGCAGGTGCCCTTGCTCCCGCCACAGGTCATAGGGCACCCGGTCTTGCCGGGCCTTCTCCACCAGCCCCTTTGACGGCAGCCAGAACGTTGGGTGGACGTGCATCGCCGCGCCTTCCATCCCCACGGCAACGAAGGCGGTTAAGT